ATCCTGGTAGAAACTTGTAATGGACAAAATATTCTGTCTTTTGTTTCAAGGGATCTTCAGGACTAAAGTTTCTTCTGATCGATAAAACTTGGTTGCTGTAACTATCAAGGGTAACGATATACGGCAGTTTCACGCCAGTCGCACCTTGTTCGTCTGCGTCTTCAAAACCAGGCAAGTCTAAGTTACAGTGGATTTCGTAAAGTAAGCTAACCTCGTCGGTATCGTATCTAGGTTCGAGTCCGCTCAGTTTATCTATTTCTTCGGATACTTGTGAGCTTTCGTCAACGGTGGTACCGGAAGTATCAACGCGTCGGTAAAAACCAAGAGCCATAAGTTTACGCACTTCGTTCTCTGGCATCTTAACCACGCAAGTAATACGCGGACAACTTTCTAAGTCAGTTGTGTAATACGGTACGATTAAATCTTCAGGGGCAACAAACTTAGCAACGGCTCTGCCAAGCGCTGCGTCGTAATAAACTTTCTTAAATGCAGATCCGGCAAGGGGTAAGTAAAACAACAATTGATCAAGTTCTTCATCAAACTCTTCCATTACATGCACAATCTGATAGTTCATGAACTCACGCACGCGTTGTGCTTGCTCTTCGATTGCTGAGTCGTAGGCCCCTACCACGTTAGTTTTGACAGGGCCCCCAGCGGGTAATAATTCTTTGTATGCTTGCGCCTGAAAAGAGGTGACGGCCTCACCTAACAACGGGTGGATAACACCACTAGCCCCAGAAAAAGGTTCTGAACGTTCTTCGTCAAAACGCATGCCTAGGTACTTCAAGCCGTCGGTATAGGTTTTTTCCCAGTCTTCTCGTGAAGATTTATCTTTCTCCAAACCGTCACGCAATTCGTTGGCTATGCTGTTTAGCGTACTCGGATCTAACACTTCAGCTAAATTATCGTAGAAACCTACTTCCATAACCTCTGTCTCTTCGGTCATCTCAACGGCGCTGCCGTCAGGCATAACTTCAAAGTTCGCGCTTTCTTGAACCGTATCTATAGTTTGTAACAGTTCGCTGGTTTCAACGTCCGTTGGCGTGGTTTCGGTTTGATTCTCAATAGCCATAATTAATCAATATCGTTGGACCCAGGATACTTTTTCTTCAACTTAGCTAACAACTCAAGTTGTTTCTTTTTATCCTGTTTTGGTCTGAATGGTTGTAATTCGTTACTGATTCGGTTGGCGTAGTTTTGTAACTCAGAAGCCTTTTGCCCTTCCAAGTCATCAATAAATTTTGTGGCGTCGCTTTGCTTGAGCCTAATGTTGCCAGCTTGACGGTCTAAATCTTGTAAATCTTGGTCTGTTTTTTTGACCAGCTCGGCACGTTCTTTCGTGTCCTTCATCTTTTTGATTCTGGCGAAGTTTCTAGCAATAACTGACGATAAAGCCACTAAGCCTTGAATAACCGGACCGAGCGCCATTAGTGCACCACCCTGTCGTCTTCGTAATATTCAAAAGGAATCATGTTTATCAGTTCTCCCACTAACTCCACTTTAAAACGTTCAGCCTGTTTGTTCGCATCAGCAAGATCTTCAGCAACGATATACGGGCCTGCCATTATTTTACCGTCTTCTTCGTATTGTGTAATAAAAATAACCATCAATAATATATTCTTTTTACGGGCGCCTTCTCGTGGTCTTCGTAATCGTCGTTCAACGATACCAGACCACCCTCACGAAAACGCATCAACGCTTGCGTCATAGTATCACATAAATCGTCGTGGGCACCAAAAGGAAAAGCGGCACACTCTTCAATCATCTCTTCGGCAAACTTCTTTACCGGAGCCCACACTAAGCCGGATTCAAATATAGGGGCAACCGAATGCATTCTTGTGGTTTTGTCGTGGCCTCTCGTGGGGCTGTAATTAACGACGGGTATGCCGAGACGGCGCAATTCGTGCGTCAACGGAGTCCCTGATGCTTTTGCCTCTATCAAAGTCATGTCTGGATCCCAGTATTTATATTCTTCGTAAGCAATCCGCTTAAGTTCTGGAAAGTCCCATCTGCCTTTTTGACAATCCAAGAGTATCAACGAATCAGGCGCATCTTGCGTTGGCCTAAAGACACCCCAAGTGGAGATCGCGGAAAAGTCAGCGTTGGTCTTTTTGGAATACGCGGTATCGTAAGACTGTATAATGTAGCTAACGCCAGGTAACTCTTCGTGCTCCCAAGTGTTCCACCAGTCCCTTTTGATAATAGATCCTTCTTCAGCCGTTGGCGTTTGCAGCCACTGCGCGTTCCATTTCATAACGGGCAAAGACGCTCTAACTTTCTCTAATTCATCAAACGGCCAAAACTCAGGCCACAACGGATTCTCTGTTTCCGGAAAAATAGCAGGAAACTCTATCACTTCCCACTGGTCAGCAGCGGGTTCTTTCTGCGCATCCAACAACTTAGACGTCAAATCAATATTGCTCCATCTGGTCATGACCAAAACGATAGCCCCTTTCGGTTGTAAACGTTGTCTTGGTCCGGATGTGTACCACTCGTAACAGGCTTCCATCTGCGAGGGCGAGAGTGAGTCTTGCTCTGAATGAGGGTCGTCAATAATCAACAGATCCGCACCACGTCCGGTAATCGCTCCGCCGACACCTGCGGCAAAATACTCACCACCTTTGTTGGTTTCCCATCTACCGGCTGATTTTGAGTCTGCTTGAAGCTCAACGCCGTCAAAAATACGTTTGTATTCGTCGGTATCCATCATGTTTCTGACTTTACGACCAAATCTGACGGCTAATTCACCTGTATGGGTGGTTTGCATGATCTTTTTCCTCGGATCCCTGCCCATAATCCAGGCTGGAAAGTAGGTGGAGGCAAATTCAGACTTAGTGTGCCTAGGCGGCATGTTGACAATCAACCGTTTTATAGTGCCGTTGGCGACTCCTTCGAGTTTTTCGGCAAAAATCTTGTGATGACGGCCACAAATGAACTCTGGCCACATGTATTCAATAAAATCTAGGAATCCTGCTTGGCAATTCTTTTGTTTTGCCAATAAATCGAGCCGTTCTTGTAAAACTAAGGCTTCTTTTATCTCTTGGTCGGATAGATGGTCTAGACGCATACTCTAGAAACTGCGTAATTTAGTCAGTAAATCCCATATTATTGGCTTCTTGAGTCAATAATTGTTCAATAAACTGTAAATCTTCTAATGTCAGGCCAATATCGGCTAAGAATTGTTCGATATCTGCTTCGGAAGCGCCTTGTGCGATTAGTTGCTGCACAATTTGTTGGATCTGTAAGAAATTCTCCATCATCTGCGCTTTTTCGGCGTCAGGAAGTTGTGCGATACCTTCTTGTAGTGATGTTTGTTGACCCATTTGTTCTTGGTTCATAACGGGAGCGACTTCGGGCATGCCCATCATGTTTTGTTCGTTCATCATATCTTCTTCCATAACGACCTCTCAAAAGCAGGGCTAGTAAATACCAGAGGATTGGGGATAACAAAAATTGGAATCTAACCCTGCAACCTGAATGTCCGAAAATAATAACATATATATAGGGGGTATGGGACCCTTTTGTAAAAAATATGAATTTTGGGTGTGCCAGTTATTAGTCCTAGCCTAAGTATATATTTGTTCAAAAATTTTAGGGTACCTACTTTTAGTCAGAGTCCGATTGAGTCCCGAACTCCGACCAAAAAGAATCCTAGTTTATTTTGTTTCCCGGAGAACGTGTCTCCCATATTGGTCAGCTATTGCAGCTGCCATTCCCGGAAAGAACTTACTGCGGATTTTCCATCTATCAGCAGAAGGCGCACACTTGTGTATTTTGTCGCCAGCTGTTTTACCATCTAGATTTCCTGTCGGCTGCAAGATGGGAAGATTTCTAGTCCAGAAGCAAGTCCTTTTCTTTTGATTATCTTCGCTATCTTCGCTATCAGCAAACTGCCAAGGCTGCACACTAAACGCGGGCGGCTCATAATTCAAAATCCTTTCTTTAGCGTGCTTATGCATAACAGGATTTTCAACCGCTATATGCGGAATGTCTGCATTCCATAAATCAGAAAACAAAGCTGCTCCTTCATCTAATTCACGTTGCATATCTTCAACTGTCTTGCCAGCTGGCGGATTGTCTAGCCATCTAACGCCAGAGTTGCAAAGACGCGTGCAAGGCGGATGGGCAACCATCAGCAGCTGCCAATCATCCATTAATAGAACGTTTCGAATATCGTCTTGGATGTGCCTATTGGTAGGCACATCACTCGGCAAGATATCGCAACTCCAAGCGTCGAAACCAAGTTTAAGAAATGCTTCTCTAACTGTTCCAGACGTTTCGCAGCCAATTAATATCTTAGGATTCAACTTTATCCTCCTTAACATCAGCAACTAATAAAAAATCTGTCTTAACTAAATCTGCTTGAATTTCTTCAGGCAGCTCATTTAGAACATTCAAAGCTATTTGAACAGCTGCTTTGTAATCGCTGAAGTTAGAAAGCTCTTTTTTATTGGAAAGCCAACCCATAGCTCGATAGCCGAGCAAGTCAAAGTTTTTTAGTTTCATTTATTTCTCCTGTATATAAGTTAAATGATTAGATCATTATATAAGAAAGATTACAGATAGTAAACAGCACACCCGCAAATTAATGCGGGCGGCTATACAGGAACTTAGTCAGATTCTACGATATAGAGTATTAGTATTATGATGATAGCCAGGGTCCAGATAATCATAATATTTGCTTTTGTGGCCCGAACCCGATTATTTATCTAATACTTTTTTTGCTTCTCCCAGGCCAACATAATCGACCAAATCTAATCTTTTCTTTTGCTCTTTGGTTGTCAGCTGATCCCAATCATCAGGAATAATTATCCCTGGCTGAGTGGCGTAGAATCTTAACCTTTGATTATTTGTCTTTCTTATTTCTTCTTCATTTTCATCATTAGACATGATGTCAAAGAGTTTTGAAATACTTGAAACAAATTGTAAAGGATCTCTTTCTTCTAATAGTCCTTTTGATTTTAAGATATCCCTGGCGATTTCGTTGAAGTCGTCACGCCTTTTAGATTTATCCGGATCAATCCAGGTTAAATGTCTGCCGGTTGTCCTACTCCAATTATTAACGCTTATGATGCCATCTAATGCTATTAACGTTGAATAACTAAACCACAACAAAGAGCCATCTATTGTGTGTGAGTATAAGTTGCGAGTGGATCGCGGGTAATTAGGCTTACTGCCTTTCAAGTTTATATTATGGATTTTTATATCATTCATCTAATTTTCCTTCTTGATGGTCTAAATAAATCACGTTGTTATCGTCTATAACAATAGTATTTAAATTCCCTTTATATACTTCTCCGATTTCATGTTCATCACCTGCTATTCCACTAACAGTTAAATAATGGTTGCTTTCTTTAATAACCGGACATACGTAGTGAACCATTTCTAATTCGTTGGGTATGCTGTAAATATAAAGTTTATTCATTTTGTTCTCTTGTTTAATTCCTCAATTGCTTTTTGGCATTCTTCTGAGCAATCTTCCAAGGGTGTATTAGATAGGAAATACTCCATTAAAGGGTATTTTTTATAAGTTTTTTTGATTTTTTTTTGATGATGTTTAAATACGTCTTTCATTTCGTTCTCCTGTTTGTTTAAAGGCTGTAGTTGTTAACAAGTCTCATTTAACTTACCTCGTGAATCTTGTAAGCACCTTTAAAAGCTAATATAGCTAAGTGTCTACTATCTGTCAACTATTATTTAAATCTTTTTTTAGGCCTGGCAATCCAGGGCCGGAGAATAAGTCTTAGTATAGGTATAGTATTGGTATGAACCCTATTTTTAAAAAAAACTACAAATTTAGTCCCGACTCTTGTCCCGACGTCCCGACATAAAAAAACCGTTACGATCTAATATAACGTACCGACATAACGAAAAAGGTTTTTTATAGCGTAAAAGCATAATTGTAAGTTACTGATTTTGTTGATTTTCGACACTCGAAGATCTGTTCTTCTCCTGGCACATTTTTGGATCCCCTGGCACAAAATCGAAGATCTAAAACACTCCTGGGCAACCCAATTTTTCAGAGGCCAGATGTATTTTTTGGTATTTATTGGAGTTGGTAATCGGTAAGCTGTATATGTATATATAGTATGTACATCTAAAAATACTAAAACTTATCCCGACTCCCGAATATCCCGACCCCGACCCCGATTTATTTCGACTAAGTGAGCCAAAGAGAGAGGGTATGCGATTATCTACTCAAATACTTTCATGTAAATTAATTACATTATTTTTTCGGTTTACTATTGGTAATCAGATGTTTTTGGTATAAGCTACTCATATTGGTTACAGGTAGTAATCAAGTAAACACATATACAGGAGTAAATTATGAACGAAAATAATAAATACAAAATGATCTCATTTGCTATGCCTTGGCATTACGTTACGTCATGTGGCGAAGAAGAATACATAAGAGTCAACGGTTACTATTATGAAGAAGGAACGGGTAAGTTTTATTCTCATGATGATGTTTTCGACTCCCTTCAACACCCGCATACATCTAACGAAAAATGGTTAGGCGAAAGTCTGAAAGTTTGGAATATGGACGTGGACAATTGGGAAGAAATAGAGAAGGTCATAAGAAGAATAAACTTTTGGTCACAACAGCTTAACCAACACGACTTAGAACAAGTATTGTCTTTTAATGAGAAGGCGTGGAACAACATACAGGAGGTTTCTAATGGCTAAGCGATACGAACCCATACACGATAACGAATTTTATTTTGTTGACCATCAAACAACATACAGTTTGATTGAACAATATTTAATCGATAAGGGAGTTGCTCAAACAAGGGCAACCCCTATCGCTAATTTAATTAAGGACGCCTTCAAATCCGTAACTGCTTTAGATGACCGCAACAGTCACTTAGTCTTTCATGAACTGCCTGAACTGTTTCGACTTGCAAAGCTGTACACAAATATTTATGGCGAAGAAGGTTTTGAGTTTGAAAAATTTTTACAGGAGGAAGAGTGATGACTGAGCCAATATATACGACTTATGAGATAGGTTACGAAAAATGGGCAAGTATCGATTACTTTCATGACAGTACAGATCATAAATATACAGATCAAAACAAATACAAAATTGTATCTACCAAATGGAAAGAAATAACTGACGAAGATGATCTTGAACAAGGTCTAACAGATTGGTTATGGAAAGTTGAAGTTTACAAAATAGGAGACAATAAATGGCACACGAAAAACAAATAGAACCGTTTTGCTTGCTTTTAAAGCGTTCAAAATACGGTCACGACTACGAACTATATCG